ACCTTTGATTGGAAGATGCGCTCTGTTGCTTCAAGTGCCACGTTCAAGCCTGACCATTTCGGACTCGTAGAACTTGACCTCACGCATTAAGCGCGCGTTGTCTCGATACTGCTCCTCAAGGACTTTGATCATGGGTTGAAGGTTGCTGATGTTTACGGATTCGCTGAGGATGCCTTCAGGGTCGTGGTGCTCGATAACGGCACGGATGCACGGCATAAGGGCTTGGTGCATTGGGCAGTAGGTGTAGTACTCGGTACGGCAGCTGGGAAATGGACAGTAAAGCGCCCTACCCATGACGGCCTGCCAGCCAAATGCCTAAAGCAATCATGAGCGTTGAGTGGGACACGAAATAGACGAACTCAATCACTCGTAGCGCCTCATTCGGTCAAGTTCGCTGAATGCGCTTTCGTAAAGGGCTTTATAGGCGTCTCGTTGTTCTTGCAGATGCTTGATGATTTCACCGAGCGCGTTGAACTGTTGCTCCATTTCGCCGACTTTGATGATGAGGTCTTCGATGTAGTCCTTCATTGTTCCTGCGTCCATCAGATTGGCTCCTGTGTGTCGTCAAGTCGTTCGCAACCTTTGCATTTACAGTAAATAGGTTTACTGTTTTTGGGGTAAACCTTTGTGAGTTCATCGTTGTCCTCAAGCCCTTCGAGGTTCTTAAACAACAAGAAGTGATGAAACATCAGTTCCTGACGCAATAACCAACGCAACCGACCGCGATGAATGATGATTCTATTAAACGGTAAACGCATCAGAATGGCTCCTCAGGTGAATCGTCCAGATCGTCCTCGTGTGTTGCCATTACCGGCAACGGTGTGCCCTTAGGAGCCCAAAACGCTTTGTCGCCGTTTACATCTTTGAACCAAGGACGCTTGGGGTTTTGCGCTAACTGGTTGCGGTTGTCCCACACTTGTGTCACGCCTGCTTGAGCCGCTTCGAGAACAAGCCAATCGGGTATCGGGCCCCACTGGTCTCCTTTGATGCTGACACCGTTTGCTTCTGCAGCGGTTGACGATGTTTTGGCAAGGGGTGCTTGTGCAGGCAGGTAGCCACGTCCTGCCGATTGGCGTTGAACTTTTGCCATCTCTTCACGGCTTGGGCGTTTGTTTACATCGGTGCCAGCCATGCCAGCGTTAGCCAATGCACGACCTACAGCGGAGGTTTCACAGTTCTCGACATGTGACGTGCGGTTTACATTGCCAGCGCCACGAACCTCTTCGGCGTAGCCAGTAGCGATGCAAACATCCTCGAGCCACAGCTCTGCACGGATTACGCAAATGTCTGCACCGGGTGTCGAGACCATGTGTGTGATTGTGCGTCCGTTGGGGTGCTGTTCAAGCCAGCGTGAGTGTCGTACTGCTACTGGTTCGTAGTCGTCAAGATTAAAGCCCACTTGCAGCCTCCTTCTTAGCAAGGCGCTTCAAACGAGCGTCTTCTTTCTTTTGCAAAGCTGCAAGAGATGCAACACCATCGGCAATCAACGGTTCGATGACCTTGCGAAGTGTTGCGGTGATGTTCTTGTCCTGATCGCGGAGCATCACATGCGTAATGGCTGTGAACTCCTCAGGGGTGAGCCTGACGGCTACCGCGTGTGGTTTGTTAATCATTGTTTCTCCCAATGTTTATTGTTTACCGACTGGAGCGAGTGCCCCAGTTTGATGCACCTTTGCCATCGTCCCAAAGGACACTTGCCACCTTCAGGTTGCAGGAAGGGTCTGTCAGGGAGCGTATCAGTTGATTCGCTGGGCGTTTACACACCCGCGCGGTCAACGTGCGCCACCCCGAATTGATCTGGACAAGGCCAACATCATACGAACGAACCGCTGAGCAATTCTTGTATGTAGGTGCAGGCGATAGCACACAATTGGTGTGGTCACGTCCTTGACGGTAATTCCAGCCGACAGCCTTTGATTGGCACCTTGACTCTCTCCACATGATGTGATCGAAGACCCGGATAGGCAACCCATGTTTACGCATGAGGTCGTGCCATTGCGGGCACTTCCACTCGGGTGCAGCTGATGCTTGCACGGGCGGGAAAGATAGGGCGAGTAGTGCGAGTAGGCACAGTGAGACACGTTTCAATCTTCTCTTCTTTGATAGTCCAATAATTCAGTTTCCGTAATCCACAGTTCTTCGTCTTCGAAGTTCCAGTCGTACGGAGGGTCTTGCCAGTGGGTTTCAATGTCAAGCGCTTGGTACATGCCGTAAATGAGGCAGGCCATAAATAACCCTAGAGGCAGGGTGACTAGGAATACCATCATCGGAGTGCTTCTTTCCCTGCTGGGGTAATGGCACAGACCTGCATGGCTGAACCAGCCGATGAGAGGCGTGTCTCGCCTGTAGGGACGATGAGACCCTTTGCGCGTAGTTCAGAGCACCGTTTCCAGTAGCAGCACTTAGGACGGCTGAGAAGCCCTGAGAAGAGCCCTGCTTCTTCATCGGTAAGTCCGTCACGGAATGCGTATTCGGCGAGCAGGAGAGCCTGCTGGGAGCCTCTACGGGGCTTTACATCGCCAGCGCCTAGCACTGAGGTAATTGGGTCTGCACTGCGGAACAGTGGCAAGTCATCGAACATGATGTCTCCTTTGTTTGGGGGCGCTTGGTCGCCCGTGTAAACATTCTGCCCAATGTGTAAACACAAGTCAAGCATTACGAAAGCGGAGGGCTGGAGTGGGGGAGAAACAACACACCCAACCCTCCTAGCCCCTAGCAGAGACCAAGCCGCTAGGGAGTCTTTACAGGCTTAGGTAGGGCGCGCCATGCAGCCTCAAAAGCCTCTGCCGAGTCCCAATCGTTGGACACTTCGACATGGAGCCATGCACCGCCGGGTGTGCCTGCGTTGTCGGTGGACGTAAACACTTTGACCCCTTTGTTCTGCTCACCGCGACTGCACCTAAATCCGCGACCCCAGGCGGTCTTGTCTTTTGGATCCTGCTTCGGGTTCAGATACGAGTAGTCGTGAATCTCACAGATTCGCAGCTCTTCGCTGTGTTCGATGAGCCAGTCCCATGCTTCTCGGGCGGAAGCACGGCCTGCACGGGTCGCTGGGTAGCCCATGTCAACAGCAAAGCCTGTGGCATGCACGGAAAGGTTCTTGGAGCCTCGCATCGGGCGGTTTGCGTACATGCCTAGGTTGGTGAATGCCCAACGGCGTTTGCAGAGGTCGTAGAACTTCTTGGTGACGGGGTCTGTGGCTTTGCCATCCCACGCAGGAAAAAACGGGTACTTCCTAGGCATTACTTGTTTCGCATCACTCTCACGTCAGCCGTGCCAGATCCCACAATGCCATACAGAGTGTCACCAGCGCGTAACTGAATTTCAATTGGGCTTGTGTGTTTTTCTACAGCTGTACCTGCAGCAGTGGTGACGGTTGCACCACCTAGGTACACAATGCTGTTGTCTTCAACGTGAAGGTAGATTGTGCGTGTTCCGACAGCGCCTGCTACGAGCAGGGTTGGTGTGGTGCCGACTGTGACGCTGGCGCTAATCATGGCACTGGAGGTGTGGTCGGTGGGTCTTTGGGCTTGTCTTTGAGGCCGTTGCCTGCGAGTAAACCGATGAGACCACCGGCAAGGGTCATCAGCATCGGTGACAACACGCCCCACGCTTCAGCGTCGTTCGGGCTTTGGTCGAGAGGCTGTACTACGAATAGCAAGCCGTAGATCAGGGACACGATTGCCATGACGAATGAGAATGAGAGCGCGATTCCTACGATGAGGATGAGTCGGGCTTTGATTTCTTCGTTGGTTAGGCGGTTTTCGGGTTTCATTGGCATCGCCTTTCGAATGTGCCGGTGGCTTTTGTGGTTTCGCAGTTTTCGCGGATGCGGTCAGCGCAACTACTCAGGGCTAGGCACGTCAGGAGCGCTAGGGATAATCGCTTCACGTTCTGCCACCTCCTCGGCTGTCATTTCGCGCTCTGTGGTTTCGCCTGTCAAGCAGTCGTAAACATGAATAAAAAGTGGTTCAGTGCTCATGAGTCCCTCATTCCGTAAACGGTGATTTTGCCTGTGATTCTTTGAGCCCCAAGAGAGCCGGGGAAAATGTAAAGACCTGTGAAGGCGCTGTTGCTGCGCTTGCTGTGGTCTAGCCATGTTGCAAGTCCGCTGTCGCCTGACCATGAATGCTGGTTGGTAATGGTGTTTACATTGGCAACATTTGGTTGAAAAATGGTTAGGTCTGCGGTGCTGTAGTTTGCAGCTGCGTTGAAGTAGTTAACGACAAATTGTTGTGTGTCGTTAGTTAGGTTGAAGTTGTTGATGCCAGCATTCCAAAAG